TGGAATCCCTCCGCGAGAATATCGGTGATGGCAAGAAGTCTAAGTCCAAGCAACTGACTCCTGGTGCCCAAGACTCTCTGACCGACCCTGCCGAGGTTTCTAAGAAATCTGGCGGTGTTTATGCTGAGGAGCATGGCGAGAAGAAAGACCCTTACACCAAGACTGGCTTCGGTTCCACCTATGAGGAAGGCGAAGGCGATGACGATGTAGACAAGGGTGAAGAGTCCTACAACGAGAACTACTCCGCTGACCACTGCGGTATGGAGTATGGTGGTAGCTCGATGGTAAGTGGTGGTGCCCGTCAGCTGGGGATGGGGCTGAGCATGGCCGAGAAGCTCCAAATGGAGCTGGCAGAGCTCAAGAATAAATACGCTGAGCTTGAGCGTAGCTCCCGCCAAAAGGCGATGGACTTCCGTCGGATGCAGATGGCTGAGGCTATCGGCCATATGTATACCGAAGGTCGCCTGACCGACGGCATTATGCCCGAGCAAGAGCTTCTCTCCTATGTGGAAGGTCTTGAGTTTGGCACCCTGGAGTTTTCCGAGGGCGAGACAGCCGCTACCAAGCTGCTGACTCTGCTGAGCAAGCTGCCTCCAATGGTTTCCTTTGGGGAAGTTGCCGGTGGCACCTTCCAGTATGCCGAAGAGGACCTGGATCCTCATGCCAAGGCGTTAAAACTCGTGGAGTCGGGTGAGTGCTCTGACTACGTTGAGGCCCTCAAGAAGACTATGTTCTCCTGAGGTAGTTATGGATCTCCTCTCTCTCGTTGGTATGGCGACAAAGCGGAGATCCGATTACTTCTCCCAAGCCCAAACTCTAGCGAAAAAATACAAATCGCAGCCTCGTCTTGAAGAAAGGATGAAGGCAGAGTCCCTGGGCTTAGTGAAGGGATTGCGTGACAAGTTGATGAAATGGGATGAGTACCAGAGAACAATCTTGGACAAAACCCTTGTTTCCGCTCTTGCCGCTTGTATCCTGGGCATCAAAGACGACAAAACCGACCGGAAGTTGGAGAAGTGCTGGCCCATTATCGTGGGCGACATGCTCCCGCCTCTTGTAAAATTTTTAGCAGAGACTAAAGAATATATCGATTCTGGCGTGTTACGCCTCGGGGACCAGACCGTTGACTTCGCAGATTACAATCTGCTTGGTGCGGTTCCCGGAGCAATCGACCTTGGCGTTGACGAGATCGAAGGCATCAATCCCGAAGAGGAAGGTGTTGTAGAAGCCTCTCAAGGCCGAGCCCAAGGAAAGACCTGGCCATCACTGGCTGATCGCTTGTCTCGTTACTTGGCTACTCCGACATTCTCATTCTACAACCTGGGCCAGTACATGGTTGCACAGGACCAAGGTTTCAAGGAAATGCGCAGGGTAGTAACGGGGGACAAGAAAATGTGCATTGATTGTAAAAACTACGGCGAGCTAGGGTGGGTACCCATCGGGGAGATGCCAATGCCCGGCAAAGGCTGCCGGTGCCACGATCGCTGCCGTTGTTTTATTGAATACCGTTAACGCTAGGGTAAAATAGCGTATCCTGTTACACTTCTTGAGGATAAAAACATGGCTACAAATTCTGCCCCAATCTATGGCAAGCAGTACATCCGCTACGCCGAGACCTGGGAAGCCCCTACTAACAGCCAAGCTGGCACCGTAGGTGTTGTTGAAATCGGCGAACTCCGCGCTGTAAGCTTCGCCACTGGCGGCTCCTGGGGAACTACCCCGAACTATGCCGCCCCTGGCATCTTCTTCACTTCTCCGCCCACGACCATCGTCGGTGTTAACCAGGCTTATATGCCTACCGCTTTGGCTCAACCCCTCACCGCTCGTCAGCTGACCGTAGCTACCAGCGGCCTGCTGCTGATTGAAGTTGCTCCTGCCTCCGCCGCCATCGGCCTGGCAACTCCCCTGCAAATCAACCCCCTGGGTCAGGCTGTTGCTGCTGGCACCCCGGTTACTCTGGATGGTACCACCCCCATCGTTCGCGAGAATGTAAACATCGGTGGTCGCAAGCTCGTGCTTGTTTCCTTCGCCTAATAGCTAACTGACAGCAAGCTGGGCATCCCTAGGTGTAAGTCCCAGCCCTGTGTGCACACATTTGAAGACAAAGATTACGGAGATCCCCTCCCATGATGAACCTGCAACAAACCTACGCAGGTGTAGATCCGATTCTGACTACACTTGCCCAAGGTTTCATGCTGCCGGCGACCAACATTGCGAACTTTATCGCACCTGTCGTCGACACCCCTACTCGTGCTGGTCGCATTTTGCGCTTCGGCAAAGAGCAATTCGCCATCAACGACTTCCGTCGTGCGTATGGCACCAACATTCCTTACGTTCAAAGCCGTTACGACTCGGAGCCCTATGCTCTCGAGCAAGAAGTGGTGGCTTGGGAACTGCCGGAAGAAGTCATTGAGAACGCCGGTGAAGGCCCCGCTCAGGTAGACCTGCGTGCGATCGAAACTCGCAACGCAATGTCCCGCCTGATGAACGCCTATGAGTACACCGTATCTCAGGCTATTACCGTGACTGGCGCCCCTGGCGTTGGCTACAACCCTTACGAGCCTAACTCTGGCGCTGGTAACCAGGACGGTCTGGGCTTCGTATCCTGGAACGCCTTTAGCACTGCTTACGGCTCCGCTGCTGGTCCTTCCGCTTGGTCCTCGCTGACCTCCAACCCGATCGAAGACGTTCTGACTCTGAAGCGTTCGGTTGCTAACCAGATCGGTATTCGCCCCAACTCCATGGTTGTTGGCACCGCTGTGTTCGACCAGCTGCTGACCAACCAGGCGATCCTTGAGCGTATCAAGTACACCACCGCCGACAGCATCGACACCGATATGCTGGCTCGTTACTTCGGTCTCGAGCGCGGTCTGCGCGTGGCTGAGGGTCGTTATCTGGCCACCGACGGTAGCCTGCAGCCTGTATTCCCTGAGAACGGAATCCTGCTGTTCTACAGCCCGAATGGTCCTTCCGACTCCGTAATGCCTGCTGGTGGCGCTAACGCTGCTACCCCAGCCTTCGCTTACACCTATCAGCTGACCGGCACCCCTGCTGTTCGCCCTGAGTACTACATTCGTGAGCGTCGCGTGGTTCGCGCTGAAATTACCGTTGAGCGTGTCGTTAACCTCGTGGGTCTTGGTGCTACTGGTCTTATCGGTTCTGGCGCGATGATCACCGACATCCTGTCCTGATACAGGAATACTAAGGAGGTGTTATCATGGCTATTCTTCGCCCGATTACAAAAGCGCAGTATGAAGTAAGCTTCACTGCATTAGGTGGACCGACTTTCACAGCGGTGTTCACTCAGTTCAGCGGAATCAATGATTCCTCAGATAGCAGCACCTACGCTAATGGCACAGGCAACCGCCTATACCACGTTGTTGGTCCTCGGACAGCAGACAATGTAACCCTGACTGCTCCGTACGATCCAACAATCTTCAAGACTCTCGAACAGTTCTGGCTGGATTACAACTGTAATCCCATTACCATTACCGTTACTCCGCGTGACTGTATTGGTGAAGGCGCTGCTCCCGGCGGCGGTCAGTATATCTGCTACGAGTGTCAGTTTGTGAGCATCACCACGGCTGATGTCGATCGCGAAAGCGGCGATGTACAGACGATTGAGGTTGAATTTACCGTGAATTATTTTGAGAGAACATAAGTAAATTACTTGGAGTTTACTTAACACGGTGAACACTATAATGCTCCCATAATGGGGGCATTTTTTGTGATCATTTACACCGCTACAAACATTAAAACCGGTCAATTTTACATCGGGTCAGCTAAAAACTACTGTCGATTTATGGCAAGGAAGGGCACACATCATGTAATGAGTAACGGTAGGGGGTTTACAGACTTTCAGCGAGACTTACAGGCCGACCCGGAATCGTTTGTTTGGGAATGGCACGACGACGGCAGAGAGGATCGTGCCACTGAAAAAGATCTCATCGCCCTTTACCGGGAGAGTAAATACCTTTACAACGTGGGGGAGGGGAGGGGAGGCGGTAGGCGACAAGGGACGATTTTGTTGGAGAAAACCAAGACAAAAATGAGTGAATCCGCCCGTAAACCATCAGCAAACCCCCCACACAAAAAGAAAGCACAAGCAGAAGCGTGTCGTAAAACCTCACTCAATAAATCCCCATGCCCTAACTGTGGAATGATGCTAGGTCCCGGCAACCTCGCCAAACACCTCAAAGGCACCCGATGCCCCGGCAATTTGTAAGTAGGGTAAAACCATCGTAACGTGGGATAGTTATCAGTCGTATGGCAAAAACGACATTCTCAAGTGGGGTCATTGTCACAAGCCAGTGGCTCAACGGCGCCCAACAAATCTATTTCGACGGTCAAGATCTCGACTGGCACTATCCGCCGCTAGGACTCAATTCGCTTGTCCGCACTGGCCCCAACGGGTTGGACTCGGCCTATGTGACTCTGACTACTGACCAACCTGATCTTGACATCAACGGTACGCTCTTGAGCGGCGCCCCCATCAGCGGCAACAAAGTAGTTACTGGAATGTGGAGCTTCGGGTATGATCCGCTCCAGGTAGGTAATCCCGCCAATATCCGCGAGAATGCCCCAAAAAGCTACACAACGAACGATAAATATAACTATGCCGGTGGAGCTCCCACACCCACCGTGCCTCAGAAATTTAACGCCCTTGCTAACCCTGACCTCATCACGAAAGAAGTCCTTGAGACTTGGGTCAATTATTTATTTGACACCTTAGAGATTGATAACGGCGTATACTATTCCGGAGCCAACCCCGCTTGCCAGAACTACAGCGTCGGAACCGGCAACTCCGACACTATTTGCCCTGATTGATGGAGTAAAAAATGGCACGTTATGCGCCCCTTCCATCAGTCAGCATTGACCCTCGCAACGAAGCCGAGATAGTACAAGCCGCTTCGCAACGGGTCTATCAAGCTTCCGGCCAAACTCTCAATGATTTCTCGGCGGGTAACCCCCTAGCCGCACTACTTGAAGGCCAAGCATTCGCTCAGGGGGAATTTCTATTCTGGGCTAACCAACTTCCGCAATCCATTCTCATTGAGTGGTTGGGTCCATTTCTTGGCGCGATGCGGCGCCTTGGCACTCCTGCGGTAGCGCGTTTGACTTTGACGGTTCCCCCGTCTAACACTGTAACTACCATTCCGGCCGGAACAGCTTTTACCACCGACCCCAATCTGACGGGTGGGGAAAGCTTCACATTCGTGACGGATACGGAAGTTGCCGTCCCCGCAGGCGAAAATGT